ATGATGAGCCTTGGAATCTTATATTTCCTAACTATGAAAAATACAATAAAGAATATAAAGAAACATGGAATGGTAACTTACTTGCATGGAAAAAACTTATTGGTAAAAAAGATGCAACAGTAACTTGCCATACCTTTGACAGTGCTAGACAATTATGGGATCTGGTTATGGATAATACTTATAACCGCAACGAACCCGGAGTTCTTTTTGTTGACAACATGAACACGATGAACAATCTTTATTACTGTGAACATATCAGTGCCACGAATCCCTGCGGTGAACAAGTACTACCTATTGGGGGTGTGTGTCTACTAGGTTCTCTTAATTTAGTTCACTTTATAGATATTGAAACTAAAGAATGGAAGTATGACGAACTAAGGGAGGTGATTCATAAAGCTGTTCGATTCATGGACAATGTTAATGACAAAACTTACGTACCTCTAGAGATTCAAAAAGAAAATCTTCTTTCAAAAAGGAGAATAGGATTAGGGGTTATGGGTTATGGATCAGCTCTGTTGATGGCGAGAGTTAAATACGGTGGAAAGAAAGCTCTAGAGATGACAGAAGATCTCATGGAGTTTATTGCTAATGAATCCTACGTGGCGTCTGCTCTATTAGCAAAAGAAAAGGGAACTTTTCCATTGTACGATAAGGAGAAGTACCTTAAAAGCAAGTTTGTTCGACAATTAAATCAAGAAACTAAAAAAACAATTGAACAGTGTGGGATGAGGAACTCTCATGTTACCTCTATTCAGCCTACCGGTAACAGCTCTGTGTTTGCCAACTTAGTGAGCGGTGGTCTTGAGCCTCTGTTTATGCACGGATACGTTAGAACCTCAATTCAACCCCACGCTCCCGAAGGTATGACAGCTCCTACAAATATAGACTGGACTAAAAAAACTTTTGATTCAAAAACTGAATGGACATGGGTTAAGGAAGGTGATGAAGAACTCCTTGCTACTGAATTTGAAGGTAAGGTATGGAAGTTTGATCGCACTAGAGGTTTATTAAAAGAAGAATGGATAGAAGATTATGGGGTCCGTCGCCTCAAGGAAGAAGATAAATGGAATCCTGAAGCCCCTTCAGCAACTTGCACAATGGACTTGAATGTAGACGCACATGTCAATACAATGGCTATCTTTGCCCACTGGGTAGATTCTGCTATCAGTAAAACAATTAATTTACCCAATGATTATCCTTATGAAGATTTTAAAACTGTGTATAAAAAAGCTTGGGAAAATGGTATTAAAGGATTTACTACCTATCGAGCTGGTACGATGACCGCTGTGCTCTCTAAAGAGTCTTCTTTAAAAGAAGGTGAAGACCATATTGTTAAAACAGACGCTCCAGAACGACCCCTAGAATTACCATGCGATGTACATCATATTAAAGTCAAGGGCGCATCTTATTTTGTTTTAGTAGGGTTGCTTCATGATGATCCATATGAAGTGTTTGCTGGTAAGAATGGCTTTATTGACAAAAAAGTTAAGACCGGTATAGTTATTAGGAAGAAAAGACCTAAAGGTATGTATAAGGCACTATTGGAGGATGATTCAGAAATTTCTCCAATTAATGCTACGTGCAGTGAAGAAGAAGATGCTTTAACAAGAATGACTTCAACTTCTCTACGTCATGGTGCCGATATACATCATGTAGTTCAACAGTTAGAGAAAGTTAAGGGAGATATGACGAGCTTTGCTAAAAGTATGGCAAGGGCGTTGAAAAAATATATTCCCAATGGTAAAAAAGAACAAGGGGAGTGCCCCGAATGTAGCGCACAGGACGCACTAATTCGCCAGGAGGGTTGTATAACTTGCACCCAATGCGGATACTCAAAATGCACATAATAATTTTTTTTATTGGTTTGGTTTCGGCAATAGATATTTATTGGCTCATTTACAATCAGACGATTATTAGTCACGTAGAATTAAATCCAGTAGGTCAATTCCTCATTGCAGCAGATGGAGGAAGCATAGAACTTTTTGTACTTTGTAAAATAGTAGGAACAGTGGCGTGTATCACAGTACTCTATAATATATTTAAGATAAATAAAAGAAAAGGATTTCTTATTGCTGGAATAGTAGCTTTATTTCAGCTCTGCCTTTTATTTTTCTTATACTTCGGCCATTTGTATATAAACATATGATTAAAGACAACAAATGTGATAACTGCGGTATAATTATAGAGAACGGAGAAAAAGTGGTCGCTATCATCCCCGAAGTAGAAGTGACCAATAGAAGACTTAAAAAATCAAACGAGATTAGACTTAAGTTGTCGTATAAGTCACTTAAGACGAGATCTATAAAAATATATTGCCCAGAATGTTTACAACTTTCAGATTATTTAGAGGATCAAAATGCCTGAATATACATATGAATGTGAAGCGTGCGAAGTATTTTTTTCTGAGGTTTTTACTAGAGAAGAATATGATACAAAAGGAAGCAAAGTTCGATGCCCCGAATGCAATAAAGCAAAGAAGGTTTGTCGAAGCTATGTAGATGATAATATCCAAACAAATGTAGCTTTTACGGTGTCCGAATGTAAAACTCTTGGACACTATGCAGAAAAACAAACTGCTAAATATGGTAAATATGAAGTAGAAGATATGAGAGCTAATTTTAAAACCAAACAAGTGGAGCCTGCAAAGGAATTACCTGAAGGTATGAGTCGTATGGAAAGACCCAAAGAATCTACTGCTTGGACACGCGAATCGAAGAAAAGAAGAAAGGTAAATAGATGACAGTTCATACAATTAGAGACGGTGAAAACCAAGAGAATCCTAGTGGTCCAAAAAGGCTGGTTACAGCTTATACAATGACAGGCAAGGAAGATTATGTTGATGGTGGTGGATATCCTGTGATTGAAATTGCTAATGATATGTTACCACTAGCAGAAATAGAAGAAAGAACTGATGCATACGCTGCTCGGGTGATTGTAGGCACTACCACTAAGCATTACATTAAGAAAGGAAAATATGGAAGGCTGTTTAATCCCTCCGGTCTATACAGTGAGGGAAATGCAAAAAAGAAAATGAAACACGCTGGTAAAATGGAATGGACGTTGCAATCTGTTACTCCACGGGCGTTTAATTTTTATCTTGACTTTTTAAAAACTAAAAACGAGGCTTATTTAAACAATGCAGAAAGGGAAGTATAATGAAAAAGGGTAAAGTAACACAGACGGAATATGCTTGCATTAGAGGAATGATGAGTAACGATATTAAGGTTGCGGCTATGGCCAAACAGTTAGATCGGTCTCAAGAAGTGGTTCAAAAAGCAGTAGATTCTATTGATGCTGAAACTAAACGAGATCAATTAATTATTAATAAATCTGCAAAGGGTAATAAAGGAGTTGCTATTATGACTCCTCAAGCTTCGATGAGAATAGATGACAGTAGAGAAAATCGTGAACCCGCAGACCCCTCTAAAATTAAAAGGTCAATTCATACTATCCATGGCTAAAACACGATCCGACGATAGCAATTATCCATCCAGATATTCCCCTAACAAAGATGAAAATGGCATTGCATGGATAACAGGTAGACAGTATATTGTAGAACTGATTTGTGAAAATAAAGCTGCCAAGGATAACAAAGAGTTGCCGGCAGCTTTTTATCACCTTCCAGATTGGGAAAAGTTCTATAACCGCCATATTAACAGTAGAATATTAGGACCTCTTATTAGTAAGCATGGTGCAGCTAAAATCATTGCTTTCTTAAGAGAAAATAAATATATAATGAGCCTTTATCCTAAATGGGTTCATGAGAAGATAGATAAATACATCTATAAACCCGGCTCTAATTTAGTGCCTATGACCAAACGTGAGTTTAAGGAAATAAAGAAGTTTGGAAAAGAAAGTGCTACTAAATCTATTATTAGTACCTTAAAGGATTTAGAATGACTCAGGATTTGATTAAAGAATATGGAGAAGTAATTCATGACGCCTCCTACATTACAGACAATGAAGCTGATATTATTTCTGTAGGACCTAAGCTTGATATTGCATTAGGAGGAGGTGTGCCTGAAGGATCGTTGTTTATTATGACAGGTCCCGAAAAGGTGGGCAAAACTGTTACAGCTTTAACATTTTGTAGCAATGCCCAAAAGAAAAAAAGAAAAGTATACTATGGTAATATTGAAGGTCGTTTAAAGTCTAGAGATCTTCATGGAATTCATGGTCTAAGTCAAGATAATAAGGATATGAAGCTCATCGGATCTTCTCAAGGAAATATTTTATCTGCCGAAGGTTATCTGAGTATTTTTGATCGTATAATTCATACTGAGCCTCACACAGTGTGCGTCGTAGATTCTTTCTCGGCGTTGTCAAGCGAGGCAGAGTTGAAGGGTGATCTCACAGACACTCAAGTGATGAGTGTGCAAAAAACATTGTCAAAATGGTGCCGAAAAATCTCCAATGTTCTTCCTATTAATAAAGTTACAGTAGTAGGAATTACTCACTTGATGGCTAACGTGTCATCGTTTGGAAGAGGAAAAAGTAAAGTAGAAAAATCAGGAAGTGCATTGAAGTACCAAACAGATGTTAAGCTTTATGCCACACACTCCCAGGCGCTTATGCAGAATGATACTCAGATCGGTCAAACTATTCATTGGAAAATTGAAACTTCTGCTATAGGACCCCCTGGACAAAAAGTCGAAAGTCATATAAAATATGGTAGAGGTATTTGGAAGGAGATGGAACTGGCGGACTTAATGGTGGACTTTGGGATTGCCTCTAAGGCTGGGGCCTGGATTAAATTACCCAATGGAGAAAAGGTTCAAGGTAAAAACAATCTAGCCAAATTCCTCGAAGAAAATCCTGACCAATATGCAGAGTTTGAAAAAGAAGTTTTTGACACTGTTGGAATAGAAAAATGAAAGTAGTAGACCTAGACGGCACCATCAGTCATTGGAAGCTGACTGGCGAGGTCGTGCGAGGGCGAGACACAAGGAAAAGATCTCAACTTCACCTTCAGGCACGGGCTCTTTTAAAAGAATTGTATCCAGCTCTACAAATCATAGAAGAAATTCCTATTCAATTAAAAAGAAGTCAACGTGCTTCATTAGATTTTTATATTAATACAATTAAAACTGTTATAGAGGTACATGGGGAGCAGCATTATAAGTTTAATACTTTTTATCATAGCTCTAGACAGGATTTTATTAATCAGAAAAAAAGAGATAATGATTTAAAAGAGTGGTGTGAGATTAATAATATGACCTACGTGGAACTACCCTTCGATGAAGGTGAGGAACAATGGAAAAAGCGGATTATGCATCAGAACGACTAGAAAAAGTTGATGCGGTATTGGACGATTATGAAGAAAGTGTTGGGCTTCCTAAGTTTAGCCCCAGCTTTCATGATGATAGTGCTAAGAAATATTTACAATTGTCACGTACACAAATTGAAAAGCTTAGTCCTAA